TTCATGAGCAGTAATTAACTTTCCATCGTGAGCAAAACCACAACGAACTCTACCAACACCTAACCATTGAAAGTCAATAAATGCTAATTGAGTTTTTGTAAAATCAATATTAAAACCAGAAGCACCAGTTCCATCACATTTATCCTTATTCCATTGTGATCTTGGAATTCTTGTTTCTGTTGCACTTCCTGATGTAAAAGTTCTGATGACCCAGTTATAAGTTCCTATTCCAGCATTAACTCCATCAGAAGTACTTAATCCAACCTGCTCTAAGTAGATTCCGTCTCTATCATCAAAGTATCCAGTTCTTTTTGTTGCATTCTGTTGAGGTGCATAAAAATTAAAAGAACTAAAAATTAGTTGCGATTTTCCTGGTTGATAATGGTGATAAAACTTTGTTTGGTGAATACTAGATGCTGTGCTTCCAATGCCAGTTTGTAATCTTGCACATGCTTGGTTTACTTTAAATGTTATTGTTGAACCAGCCCCTGATGAACTATCAATAAAGTTGGTATCAATAGCATATAGATGTTTATAATCACCAAGGGTAAATGGTTCAGAAACTCTCTGTCTACCAAAAGCATCATGCGAATTATTATCTGGATTAATTATTAACCCAGTACCTGTTTGTATTCCAATAGTGCCTGTTACTGGAAATGGATTAAATTCTGATATTACTTGACCATCACTTGATGCTACACCAACTACTTCAAATAAAGATCTTTCTTGATTTAAATAATCTTGAGTAGTTATATTCCAAATTGCCATAACTTAAATCCACTCTAGTTTTGCTGGATGATATCTATTTACTTTAGTAATGTTCGTATTTCTTGGAGTTGCTGGATAGATTTGGTGAACCATTGCACCTGGATATTCTCCTTGCAATTGTTCTGCTAATTTATCTTTTGATGGGATCCCACTATCAGTTACCATCTCTATTCTGTAAATGCTACCCTGCCAAACAAAGTCTGCAGCAAACTCTTCCCCAACTTTTTGGGGAGTTGGTTGTGCCCCAATATTCAAAGTGCCATTAAAGTCACCTGAAATATTAATACTCTCTGAAAGAAACTGTTTGTATGATTTCATATCAACATGCCCACTTTCTGAGTGCTAATGCTTTTCTTGTAGGTCTTCCTTTTTCATCTTTCATAGGACCAGGCATTCCTCCCATACGAGCACAGAATGATCTTTTACGTGGACCACTTTTTGGTTGAGGTGCTTGTAGATTACTCCCAGGATTTTCCCTTTCATAAGATTTTCTACCTTTTTCATTAAGTCCACCAGATGGATTCTTACCTTCCTTTTTTTGCCATGCAGCAACTTCTGTGATGAAGTCATTATAAGACATGCCTTCAGAAACACCCTCATCACTAGACATATATTCTGCTGCAGTATCAATAAAATCTGCTGCTCTGGTAATCTTTGATTGTACCCAAGCAGGGAGTTGTTGATCACCCTTTTTAATTTTGCTTCTTAAAATACTAACTGCCCTTTCAATTTGATCAAACTCAACTCTTGCCATATATCCTTCTTCATCTTTCTTCTTTCCAGAAGCAATTTCTTTATGATCCTCATGAATCTTTGATTCATTTGCTGGATGAATTTTAGCAATAGTATACTTGTCCCACATAGAGGGACCCCATGAACACTCTTCTCTTTTTTCGTTCTTTTTACAAAGGAGACAATACTTTGTATCCTTTTTATACTGTTCCTCTGGAGTTGTTTCTTCTTTCATGGGTTTCTTTTTTTCTACTTTCTTGAGTCTTGTGTAGTAATCTGGAAGTTCATCTACATGCTGAAGTGCAGTGATTCTTGCTCCACTCTTACTAGTAGTATGCTCCCCTTCAATTTCAGTTCCAATTTTTACCTGTTGTACAATTTTATCCAGAGTAACTTTATGCTTTTTAGCAAGTTCCTCTGGAGTTTTATATGCTTTTACAGGACCTTTTGGATCTTTCATTGGACATTATTCCTCTGTACTATTTAGAAGTCCTTGCTTTATGAGTTTAGATAACTCTGCTGTAGAACCAACAAACAAAGAATTGTTGACTGTGGTTGGACCTTTTTGTGGAGCATCTAGATCTTTCATCTTCTTCTGTAGATCCATCAACTTATCACTTACATCTCCCACTGATTTGATTAATTGTCCTGCAACTTCATATGCTCTTGGATGACCAGACTCTTGAGCAAGTTCCAGAATACCATTTATTGCTTCTTGTCCCTTTTCAATCAAACTATAAAGATTACCTCTGGTGTATTCATAATCTTTTTGTGGATCATCTGGAACTTCTGCTTTTTTTATTTCAACAGGTTCTACTTCAACAATTTTAGTTTCAATGTCCAGTGCTTGTTCAATTTCTTCATACTTGTCTTTCATAATCAGATGTCCACATCAGTTCCTTGTGAGTTGCTGTAAGTCTTAAAGTCTACAAATTCTTCTACTGTGTCATTAAATCCAAAGTCATCGCCAAATTCAATCAGAGAATCATCAGTTGCATCTATAATATTATCATCATTATAATCTTCCAGTGCCTTAGGAGTTACTGTATATCTAACTTCTCTCTTTGCATTTCTAATAGCATTAGTTGCATAATCAACTTGAACCTTCTTGATGAGACCTTGATCATCTGAAGGAATTGCACCAAACATGTATGTTTTTGCAGTAAAGTTTAAAGTATAAATTAAAATTCTTCTTGTGCTATAATCTCCTTCATAATCATCTCTAAATCCAACTCTATTCAAGACAACTGGAATATCTCTCTTCTCACCTATCTCCGGAATCATATTTACTGTTACATTGAATGATGGTTGGAAATATGGTAAAATTTGCTCTACAATTTGTAATGCATCATCTTGAATTTTTGCCATAATGTTTAATTCAAATCCCAAATTGTATGGGACAGGCATATAAACTCTTCTTGATTGAGTGCCATCAGTAACTTCAGCACTCTTAAAAGTTTGAATTGTTGATGCTTTTCTAGTAGCATCATAATCAATAGAAACCATTTCAAATGACATTCTTGGTAATGTCAAAGCAATCTTTCTGTCACCTGATGGGTTTTGTTCAATTCTTGCTAAGAACTTTTGGGTTGGTCCATAAGCAAGGGGAACTTTTAAGACTGAAACTGGGTTGTCGGATTCATCAACATGCCTAATTTGAATGTTGTTGAACAGAGTACCAAAAGCAATTACAGTCTTGCTAATTCCTTTATTATAAAAATAATTACCAAGCATGTTAAAAGTTCCTAAGTATATTATTTATTTTTAATTCTCTAGTTGGAGAATTGATAGAGTGACACTAATATCTGTAGATACTCCAGATTTATTTGAAATCCTTGCATAAATGTCAGTTGATACTGGATCATCATTATTATATCCAATTACTGCTGGACTTACTAATTTTACTTGAGATCCACTTGTAACCACTTCAGCAATAACTCCAGAACCTGCAGATGGGTCAACTCCCTCTGCTCTTGTTGAATCATTATCTCTTGATGTTGTATCTGAATAGATTACAACTCTAGCAGCAGCAGAAGTTTCAACTTTAGATAATGCATATGATTTATATCCAACAATTGTTATGTTGGTAGTGCTTCCAATTCCAACAGATCCAGTGGAAGAACTTGTAGTTGTTCTAACATTAAGAGCACCACCAAATACACCTTGAGAACCTTGAACTCCTTGTGTTCCTTGGGGTCCAATTACTCCCTGAGATCCCTGAGGTCCAGTTATTCCTTGAGATCCTTGAATTCCTTGAGCTCCTTGTGGACCTCTTGCTCCTGTTATTCCTTGGAATCCAACACTACCCTGTCTACCTTGAGATCCTTGGGGTCCTTGTATTCCTTGGGGACCAACTGATCCTTGAGGTCCCCCTGGCAATCCAGATGGTCCTTGTGGTCCAACTTCTCCTTGAGGTCCTTGTGTTCCTTGAGGTCCTTGAGGTCCTTGAATGCCCTGTGATCCCTGAGGACCAAATCCTTGTGGTCCTTGTATACCTTGAGCACCTTGCGCTCCTTGTGGTCCTATAATGCCTTGACTGCCTTGTGGTCCTGTACCTTGAGGTCCTTGAACTCCTTGTGGACCTCTAATTCCTTGTGATCCTTGAACTCCTTGTGCTCCAGTAAATCCAGCAGTTCCTTGTGGACCAAATGATCCTTGAGATCCTTGTGGTCCTGTTATTCCTTGGAATCCCTGAAGACCTTGAAATCCTTGTATTCCTTGAGGTCCTAATGGTCCTTGAGGACCTAAATCTCCAGTTGCTCCAGCAAATCCAATATCTCCCTGTGCTCCTTGTGGACCTACTCCTTGAGGACCAATTAAACCTTGAAATCCCTGTGCTCCCTGAGGTCCTTCTGGTCCTTGAGGACCAGCTC